AGTTTTCTGGCGTAATAGTTAGCCACCTAACTTCTCTTAAATCTATTTCCCTTGGCATGACAGGTTGAACTATTGTTCTCTCTATCGGCTTACTACTAACCTCTACTAGCTTAGTCGGAATTAGACTGCAGTTGGAGACCATCATCGAGGTCATCAACAATAACGCTGAGCCCTTCAATGTCTTCCATGATATGTTTTGTTCCATTATTTATTTTCCTTTGCATTTCTACAGGGTCATTCATAATTTTATCACTAAGTTCATAGTTTCTTATAAACTCGTTGTATCTATTAAGTTCCCTTTGTGCTTGTTGACTTTTAACAGTCATTTCATTTAATTGTGTTGTTTGTAAAGCAAAATCATTCTGTAATGTAGCAATTGCTTCCTCTTGTGTTTGAATTGCTACTTCTAATGCTGTATTATTTTGTCTAAGAGTTTGGTTATCTTGCCAAAGCCACCAACAACCTAGTCCTAATACTAGAATGATTGCTATAAAAAATTGATTCATAGTTCTTCGATTCTATAATTGAGTCCTTCGACTCCTTGTATTTCTACTGTTTTTCCATCGCTTGTTATAAACTTTAAATGTTTTTCTTTCTTAGTTAAAAACTTTCTAACTATAAATTCTCTATCATCTTCGTCTCCGAAGTAAGCATTATAACTAACATGGAGTTTATGATAAGTTATGAACTTACTTTTTAAAGTAATCCATAACTCTTTTAATTTACTCATGTTCCAGTTGATGTGGATGTAGAAGTAGATGTTGAAGTAGAGGTTGTAGTTGCAGTTGTAGTAACTGTAGCCATTGCCTCTAATGCTGTTACTGTGTTAGTAATTTCTGTAAAGTTTACAGCATTTTCATCTAATTCTACTACTTGAGTTTCTTGAACTTCCTCGGCAGGGTCGACTTCTTCCCAGAGGTCTCCACTCCATGCCCATGCAAGTCCTAATAAAACTAATAGTTCCATTATTTTTTCTCCTGTTGTTCTTTTAATAAAGTTACGAACTCTTGTATATATTCTTCAAGAGTCATACCTCTCGACTCAGCGTGATGCGCAGCAGCTAATAAAAGTTCTTTATCGAACTTTATTGTCATTTTGTTGTCAGACTTCTGACCAGTCTTTTCCTTCAAAAAGTAGTGCCTCCGCTTCTCTGCGTCTAATTAATCCTTGTAGTACTTTACCACCTGCTTTGTTCCATCTTTTAATTTGTGCAGGTACTTCATCATACTCTCCTGCATTTAGAACTTTAAGCATTGTGGAATTATTTAAATTGGTCGGACCTAGATTGTATGTCCATGATACCAATGCGTCAAACATGCACTGGTCTAGTTGATTGTCTACTGCTTCCTCTACTGCAACTTCGTACTCTACTAGTTCTTCGAGAAGCATTTGTTCTGCTTGGTCTTTTGTTATGGTCATGCCTTCTTCTACACCTTTAGTGTGTCCATATCCAATAGTCCAAACTCCTGCTGAACACTGGTATGCTTCTAATTCACAACCTTCAAATTTTTTAATAAGGGCTAAACCCTCTGGTGATATTTTCATATTGTAAAACTTTCTCCACAGCCGCATTGGGCTGTCTCTTGTGGACTAGATATTTTAAACTCTTCGTTAAGTCCATCTTCTATCCAGTCTATGTTAATTTGGTCAACATAACTAAATGTCATTGGGTCAACGGCTATAATTCCGTAGAACACCGCATCACTTGAAATATTAGGGTTTTCCTCATAACTCAAGTCATACGACCACCCATTACACCCACTAGGTATAACTGCCAAACGAATTCCCCAAACTTGTCTATTTTTTACTTTGGTTTGAATTCTTTGTAGTGCTTCATCACTTACTATTACCATAAACACGATTAATTGAGCGTTCTAGCTTCTTTTGCAATTTGTTTGCATAGTCTAGTAGTTCTCTGTCTTGTTCTTTTCGCTTTTGTCTAGAACGAAGCACACTCTTACGAGTGCGCTTCTTCTTTGGTCGCTGACAATACACTATCAAGTAATTATGTCCCCTACGCTTGCTAGCACGGCGAAGCAAAAGATACCAACTAAAACTAGTTGTTCAAATGCGTCTTGTATATTACTTTCTTGTGCTTGTCTAAAACTATTAATTAGTGTTCTCACTATACACCTCCGCACTTATTGAGTCTAAGTACGTGGGATGCCTTTCTAGTTTCTTTCGCATTTAATTTTCCATCGCTATTTTTGTCAGCATGACTAAATAAACTTTTTCTTACCTTACAGCCTAGAGCTTCGAATTCTTGAACAGTAATGAAGCCATCTCCATTCATGTCAAATTTTCTCATTCTCCAATCGTCTGCAAATGCGTCTGAAACAAATAGTGAAAATACTACTACGGATAGTAGTTGTTTCATTTAATTTATCTCCAATACTTTACGATTAGAATTCGGAGTTTTAGACAAAGCGATTGTTAACAGTCCATCTATTAATTCGACAGAGTCTACTTTTAGGTCATGATTTAGAATAAACTTTCTATCAAAAGATTTAAGACTTAGTCCTTGATGAGTAAATCTTTCATTCTCCTCAAGTTTTCGTTCTTTCTTTCCTTTAATGTATAATTCATTATCCTCATGAATTATTTCCAGTTCTTTCTTAGACCAGCCTGGGATGGCAACCTCTATACGATAACTGCCTTTGTCCACGTTTTCAACTATGTTATATCTCGGATATGATGTGTCGGTATTTTGTAATAGCCAATCATTGTTCATACCAAGCCAAAATTTACTAATATCAATCGTCATGATTTTCTCCTTAATTTCCTTTTCAGTAAAACTATGCCCACCCTTTCGGTATGGACGCCAATGTGTAAGCAGACCTATTCTGCCTACTTGTTTATATTATAACAAAAATTAACCTTGAAGTCAACAACTATTTTTTTATTCGTCCTCGAAGTCAATGTGTCCCTGTGCCTTCATATAGTCTAGCGTGTTATTAATTCCTTCCTTTTTACCCCATGTCCATGCGAGGTATACGCTTCCCACTAATATTATAAGGTATGCTGTATCTATGCTCATATTTTTTCTCCAATGATAATATTATATCAATTTTATCGACTATTGTCAAGAAATAAATTATAGTTTCCTAAAAATAGTTGTTGACACGAGGTTATAAATTTAGTATAATATTAGTATGAAATTATATAGAAAAGGCAGATGGACACACAAAGAACGCCAATTTCTAAAAGATAACTATAATTTGTTAACTCTAGAAGAACTCTCAAAGAAACTTATGAGAACAGACTCTAGTATAACATCACAGGTAAACTATCTTCGTAAAAGAGGATGGTCATTTAACAGGAGAACCGATGGAAGTAATTGAATTTCCCAGAATGAAGAAAGCAGATGAGATATCAAATAAACTCACTGCAGCACTCATTAGTGAAGCAAAAAGACTTGGTATCAATACTATGAATGAGGACTTCGTCTTCGACATGGCATGGGTACATAAGTTTATCAAAGCTACTGTAGATAATCAATACAATGTAGCAAATGACCTCTGTCGGCTTACAAGAGCACAAGGAATAAAAGAATGAAGAAAGCAATACTATGGATAGTAAATAGTTGGAGAAGAGTCATGGATGTAAGATATAATCCACTGAGATTTATCGCAGACCCTAGCATACAAACTTACTTTACAGTTGTACTTTTTACAATGTGGAGTGTTTACTTTGGACTTCTTGCAACTTACTACTTTGGTTGGGTAAACTATAATATTCTTACTAGCATACTCATACACATAGCAGTTATACTTCCTATTTCTTTTACAAACGCAGTCTTTTATGATGCAGAGAGAAACAACAGCAAATGGTTAAAGAGGTGGTATGAAAATTGATTGTAAGAACATGAATGTAGACAAGGCAATTCGCATACTAAGAAGACGCCTTGATAGAGATGGTCTAAAGGAACGCATTCGTGAGCTTGAGTACTATGAAAAACCAAATTGGAAAAGAAAACGAAAGAAAGCTGCTGCAGTCAAAAGACAACAAAAAATTCATCGAGAGGAAACTAAATACCTCGTAAGAAAACGCAGAAGAAAATTACCAAAACCTAACAAGAGGAGTACATGAAAAGAGAAGAACTCGAAAAAAGTCTAAAAGTTTGTCAAGAGAAATCGCTATGGTTTCTCGACTTTTGTCTTAGCATTGTCTTTGGTTCATTACTCTACTTCTTATTATTTCTTGACTATCTGAAAGAGAAATTTTTACAAATTGATTTTAAATCTCTCTTAAAATCTGTTAATCAAAATACTCTCAAGAATCCATTTAAAAACAGGAAAGCAAAACAAAAATAATATTTTTACCTCACAAAACAACTCAAACGAAAACACATTTTCATCCACCTACGAAAGAAAATTCTTGTATTTTTGATAAAGTTATGGTATAATATTTATAATTAAATTAAGATAGTTACTACGACAATCATTAATTATCATTCTTCGCAACAAGAGCATTATCGGATGTGAAACATCAACTGATGCTCGTCGCGTAAGCGTAAGAGCATACCTTGTTACTCAGACGATTTATGCGATTGCTTATGATATATTTTATGTCAACCATATCACACCAAAAGAAAGTCAACTATCTTACTTCGACTTTCTTCCAATCCACAATTTTTCAACAATTAACTACAATTTCGCCTAAGTTTTCGATATTTTTTACCGACCATTAAGCAATTTAAGTTGTTTTTGGACTTAAAAGATTAAATTGGTGTATGTACAATTTTGGTGGGTAAAGGTATAAGTTTATGACGATTACCCCTAGTCTGTTATACACCCGTCGCAGGCTTAAGACGGATTGGAACACCCGTTGCGACTTTAGAATGGAGCCACCTGTCAGATTCGAACTGACGACCTGATGATTACAAATCAACTGCTCTAGCCAACTGAGCTAAGGTGGCATAATGGCGGTCTATAGGAGAATTGAACTCCTGATTCCAGCGTGACAAGCTAGCGTGATAACCACTTCACTAATAGACCTTGGTGGAGATGACTGGAATCGAACCAGCGACCTTCGCAGTGCAAATGCGATGCTCTCCCTGCTGAGCTACATCCCCTAAGTCCAACACTCCCTAGATGAAGGTTGGCATCGGGTAGGGGAGTCGAACCCCTGTTGCTGGGATGAAAACCCAGTGTCCTGACCACTAGACGAACCCGACTTCATAAAAAGAATTAATAAAAGAGTTCCTACAATCAATAGAAGTCCTTTCCATGCATCCCTTCCATATCTTACTCTTAGATACTCTTTCATTAGTCCCTTTGAATCATGCGTAAGTTTGTTACTGCTGTTGTGAATGTTATATTCTCATCAGCTAATGTTACACCTAGTTGATTATTCAACTCTGGTATAGGTTTTGGGTGAGTTATTACTTGAAAGTATTCTCCATGTTTATTGATAATCTTACGCAGTTTATCATTTCTAGGAAATATCTTAGCAAATCTTCTATTATCTACTGCCATTAGTACTCACCTTTATATACAATCTGATACCCATCTAGTCCTTCTTCAGCATTATACTCAAACTCATATAATCTATTGTATAGATTTTTTAAGTCTTTCTTTGGACTCTTTTCAAGACCTGCTATCCACTCCGATGGAATGTCTAGTATTGATGCTATGTCAGCAACAATCTCTTTCTTTGTTATGGGGTCTTCGCCAGTTTTTGTTTTATAGACAGTCTTTAAATAAACTCCTTCACGACTCAGCTTTCCAATAATAGATTTTACACTTTTGTTCATTTCTTTACTTAGAATTTCTACTGTATCTCGAGTTGGAGTTGCTACATACAAGTCTATCATGTACTGTACTTGTTCTTCTGTATAGTTTACACTCATACAAATTCTCCTGTTTCTAAATGTTTATTCATATCGGCATCTTCCTCAGCTAATATACCTACTACCTCTCCTCTTGAGAGTTGCCAGTCTCTACATAACTTTCTGATACTCTGTTCCTCTTTTAGACCATTTCTTATATTTTCCTCATGGTCTATTCCAACATGAAGTTTAATGCCTAGTGCGATTTGCATCAGCATCCTCCCTTTGCATCTCATCAATGCAATCTTGAATGGTCATATCTCCAGCAACAAACTCTTCGTGTCCTGTTTCATCTTCGTACTGTGTATCACCATTATTGTAGACAGTAGTCCATAATTTTCTACCATCTTTGTGGGCTTCCATAGCCATATACTTGACTTTCTTTGCCCACTCTTCTGCTCGAAGTATTTCTCTTCGTTTAGCTACTAATTCCGAGTATTGTCCCATATTCCTTTCTCCTTTAAATACTCAATACTAATCCAGCCAAATACCCAATTAATCACTAGATGTCCCCAACTTCTCTGGTTTCACTTCTAGCAACCTCAAATCCATTTGGGTATCGCTTTTCTAGTTTTTTAATGTTTTCTGTCATAACTTCCTCTGGTGTGAATCCAAGAGCCATACAGCCTTGTACCCAATACCAAAGCACATCACCTAACTCTCTTTTCATATGAAAGATTTCACTTTCTGAAAAGTGTGAGTCGGCTTGAAATACTTTTTTCTTCACAACTTCAGCAAACTCTCCACTCTCTGCCATCATTCCAATAACAGCAGTCAGTAGTCTAGCTACTTGCACTTCTTCTACTACTTCGTCTTGTTCAGGCTGATAAGAATATTCGCCTCTAATATCTAGTATTCTATTTGCTAGTGCCATAGTTTTTCTACTTGCTTCTGAAGTTGTTGTGTCTACAAATTTTGCGTAATCATTCAACACTTTTAATCTCCGTTGATTTTATGTTTAATACATCGCTTCCCATTTCAATAGCGTCTGTGATAACTCTTCTCAATGCATCTGCATTATCTTCACCTTCTACTACTGTAGTTAGCTCTACATTAACTCTAAATTTTCTACTTGTTTCCATTTCTGTCATAAATTATTTACCCAGACTTTTTAGGTCTGACTCCGTGATGTATTGGTAAGCACCTTTATTATATACTATACCAATTTGTTTTCTTCGTTTTTCTACTAATCGCTTTGCTACTGCTTCACCACAATCTAAACAAGTGATGTAGCCGAGCCTGCGTCTCCCTTCTGCGATAGGTTCGCCACATTCATTACACAACATCTTCTAGCTCCACCTTATCTAAAACTAACTGTGTACTTCTAATCCATCTGCCATCTTCAAGCATAATGTCATACCACTTAGGGTTTTGAAACCTAGTATGACCACTCCAATGCTTCATATAAGCACTTTCATCAGAAGGCTTCCTGATGTCTATAATGATGCTACCATTGGCTTTAGTGCCAATTCCATAACATAAGTTTGGATTTCTTTTCCAATATGGTTTATATTTCATATGTTCTCCTTTTAAATATAGGACTATTCATCTAATACTAATTTAGATAGTTTAGATAAAATACTACTATATTCAAGTGTAAGAGATACAATTTCCTCGTTAAGTTCGTCAAGTTGAGACATAGCCACGCGAAGGTCATCTTCTAATAAGTCAAGATGACGATTTAGCATTTGCTTTTGTTCTTTACTGTTTAGTTCCTCTTTACTCGGAAATTGTATTATCTTTGCCATAATTAAAACTTTGGTGTATTGTTGTTAAAATACATAAATATCAGCATTACGGCAAAAGCGATTGCGACTGCGATGTCCATTGTATTCTCACTCCTCTGCGTGTTAATTCGTTTACGCACTTTACTTTTATTTTTGGTTTAGCATTACTACTGTTAATGTAGTCAAACAACTCTTGCTTTGGAGTGTTCTTCATGTAGTAGTGCTTGAATTTCTTAACAGGTATGTGTGTTGACATACTTGCTCTCTTGTAGTTTGTTCTTTCGCTTGGTTTAAATTTAATCGGCATCGTTTCCTCCTCTTGTATTGTCTTTTGCCATATGACCACTTACCATAGTCACTTTAGTTTTGTACTCATGTTGTA